GGTAAAAAGCTAACACCAATTGATGCCTTAAACAAATTCGGATGCTTTAGATTAGCAGCACGAATAGCAGATTTAAGGAACGAAGGAATGAATATTGTAACTAACACAATCAAGCTGGAGAATAAGAAGCAGATTGCCCAATATTCGGTTAAATAGCTTATATTTGCATTGAGTGTCGGATACTCATTATGAACTTATTGCCCTTGCGATGAACTACCAATCCGACTGGTAGGGATTCAATGGGGCTATTTTATTTTATGGCTAAAGACCCAGCATTTTTGTTTTATCCTAATGATTACATAGGTGGAACAATGGGTATGACTTTTGAGGAAAAAGGTGCATACATAGAACTATTAATGTTACAATTTAATAGAGGTCATATGACCACACATATGATAGGTCAACAAGTAGGTCAATTGTGGGAATTAATTAAATGTAAGTTTATACAAGATGAAAAAGGTTTATGGTATAATGTTCGTTTAGACCTTGAAAAAGAGCGTAGAATGGCATTTTCTCAATCAAGAAGAAATAATATTAAAGGAAATAATCAACATACGATAGGTCATATGACCTCTCATATGGAAGATGTAAATGAAAATGTAAATAAAAATATAAATATAGATTTTGAATACTATTGGAATGAATACGATAAAAAGGTAGGTGATAAGAAAAAGCTAAAACTTAAATGGGATAAATTATCGGACCAAGAAAGGCAAGATGCTATGAATTATATTGACCTTTACAAAATATCAGTACCTGATAAACAATTTCGTAAAAACCCTGAAACATTTTTAAACAATAAATCTTGGAACGATGAAATCATTAACCGAAATACTACCACAAGTTACAAACCCAATGTCAGTGAGCGTAACTTCACACAACTTGCCAGTCTTAAATACATTGAACCAAAGCGAGATTAAAATTTATGATGCCTTACAAACAATGCACATATCAAAATGTTCCAGCATTGAAGTAGCTGAACACTTAAAAACCTGTATTCAGTTAAGCGGTGCAGTTCCACCTACAAGCCCTGAATTTCAGTTCCTAGTTGACTTTGTACTAAAGAATTACGGAATATTTAAGCTAAAGGAATTAGGTGCAGCATTTGAACTTTATGTTTTAGGTCGTTTAGATGTAGATAGGAACTATGGTTCATTTAGTCCTAAATTCTTTGGCGATGTAATGGCTGAATACAAAAAGATTGCAGTACAGGTAAGGCAAAAAACACAAATAAACCAAATAAACGAAACACCAATGCAGATAGATGAGGAACAAGCAATTAAAGATGAGCAAGATTATTGGAACAAATCCGAGCAAAAGAATTGGCGGTTTTTAAACCATCAGGTATTTGACTACTTATGGAAGCGTAAACAAATTAAAATAACAAAGGAACAAGGAGAAATGATTAAAGCCAAAGTAAGGGCAGTATTTTTAGCTGATTCAAAACGACCACAAGATATGTTAATTGATGATGAGACTATGAAACAACAATGTAAAAAGTATTCTTTAATGATGCACTACAATAACCAACTATGAAAGAACTGTTTAAACTGACAATTGAGTTCACAAGGATATTTATAGGCTTTATCCTAGCTATTACCATATTGGTAACATTTGACATTTACTACGAAGTAAAACGATTGTTAAAATCCATATAGTTGTTTTTATACTATAAAACCCTAATTTTGCGTTATGGCTTTACAATCAATACCAAGATTAACCGCAAAGGCTCAACAAATATTTAACCGCTACATTAGGACTAGAGATGAAGGTTTGCCTTGCATAAGTTGTGGAAGTAACAATGGTAATCAAGCAGGGCATTATTTTAGTGTGAAAGGCTTTTCTGCATTACGATTTAATGAATTTAACGTACATTTGCAATGTCCCGCTTGTAATATGTATAAATATGGTAATTTGGCAATGTATAGAATTGGCTTGGTTGATAGGATAGGGCATAAGGCAATTTTGGAATTGGAAAATGAAGCTATAAATAAACGTATTAAAAAATGGGATAGGACTGAATTAAATGACATAATTCAAAAATATCAACAATGACACCAATAAAAGGTTATGAAGGCTTATTTGTAATTACGGATGATTTAAAAGTAATTTCATTGCCAAGAAAGGGAACTTTAGGAGGCGAGGTAAAGCAATTTTTAAACATAGAAAATGGCTATTATCGTGTAAGTTTAACAAAGCACAATAAACGAAAAAAGACAATGGTGCATCGTTTAGTAGCTGAACACTTTATACCTAATCCGCATAAATACCCACACGTTGACCATATAAACGGAATAAAAACTGATAACAGGATTGAAAATTTACGTTGGTGTACTAGAATACAAAATATGTTATTTGATAATCAAAAGCAAAGGAGAAATAAACGTACTGACTTAAAAGGTGTTTCTTACAACGATTTAAATAATAAATTTGGTTCGGAAGTAAAATTTGATGGATATAGAAAATGGCTAGGTTATTTTGATACAAAAGAACAAGCAAGAGAAGTATATTTGCAGGAATACGATAAATGGTATAAAAAACAAATATTATAATGGCTAAATTAAATCCATCAGGCAAAGTACAATTTGGAACTCGTAAAAAAGGTAGAGCAAAGAAATCTTATAATAAACACACCCCAAAACCAAAACCTTCAAGGGGACAAGGATAATGAAAGATACATTTTGTAAAAGAGAATACAAGTGCAAATGTGGAATTACCACCGATTATGTATGGGAATCAAAATTGCCAAAACACGAAGTAAAATGTTACCAATGTGGGAAGTCATTAGGATTTAAAGACTTAAATAAAAAAGAAGTGCCACAAACTGCATCCATTAGAACACCAACTAAAAACCGATAATGTTAATCAACGAAATCAAACCAAACCCAAACAATCCTAGATTGATTAAAGACCATAAGTTTAAACAACTTGTTAAGTCAATCCAAGATTTTCCCCAAATGCTTGAACTCCGACCTATTGTAATAGATGAAAACAATATGGTATTAGGTGGCAATATGAGACTAAAGGCTTGTATTGAAGCTGGGTTAACCGATGTTCCTGTAATCCACGCTAATAATTTAAGCGAGGAAAAGAAAAAGGAATTTATAGTAAAGGACAATGTCGGTTACGGAGAGTGGGATTGGGATGACCTAGCGAATAATTGGGATGCACAGGAATTAACTGATTGGGGTTTAGACATACCAAACTTTGATGTAAACAATTTAGAAGCCGAAGAAGATGACTTTGCAGTACCTGATGGCGGAACTGAAACGGATATTGTATTAGGGGATTTATTTGAAATAGGCGAACATAGATTGCTTTGTGGGGATAGTACGGATAGCGACCAAGTATCAAATCTAATGAACGGACAAAAGGCTAATTTATCATTTACAAGTCCACCATATAATGCAGGTAAAAGTGAAGCATTAAGTGGTAATACACATACAATTGATAATAAATATAATGAATACAACGATAATCAAACAAAAGATAATTATTTAGATTTGTTAATAGGATTTACAAATAACGCATTATTGAATAGTGATTATTTAATCTGCAATATTCAAAGTTTAGCAGGTAACAAAATAGCTTTAATAGAATATTTATATCAATATAAAGACAATTTTATTGATGTTGCAATATGGGATAAAGGACACGGAGCACCAGCAATGGCTGAAAATGTAATGACATCGGCTTGGGAATATATGTATTTTATATCTTCAAAAGATAAAGCTTCCAGAGCAATACCAAATGCAAAATTTAGGGGAACTGTTCCAAACATATATAGAGGCAAACCTAATAGAAATAATGAATTTTCAAGTGTTCACGCTGCAACTTTCCCAATTGATTTGCCTGAATGGGCATTACAATTCACTAAAGAAAAAGATATTGTATTAGACCAATTTTGTGGAACAGGAACAACAATGGTTGCCTCACATCAACTTAAACGCAAATGCTATGGGATTGAATTAGACCCAAAGTACTGCCAAGTTATTATAGATAGGATGATTAAACTAGACCCAACATTGATAATCAAAAAGAACGGATTACCTTTGTGATTCAATGAAAATACAGTGAGAAATGGCTAACGAACAAAACTTAACACCATTCCCTAAAGGAGTATCAGGAAACCCAGCAGGGAAACCTAAAGGTGTTGAACATAGCAAAACAAGACTATTGCGTTTACTTCAATTAGTTACCAAAGTTCGTAACCCTGTTACAGGAGAAGATGAGGAGTTTACAATAGCTGAACAGTTAGATATGAAGATAATTGCAAAGGCAATGAAATCCGACATCCGTGCTTATCAGGAGATACTTGACCGATTAGAAGGTAGAGCAAAACAAACAACCGACATAAACGCAAACATTCAAGGTAGCGTTCAAATAGTAATACAAGAAGATGACCGATGCAAACCAATTGAAGATTAATGCAACCCCTGTATTCTTTGCCAACAAAAGAGCATACGAAGGCAATTATCCTGTCATTTGCAATGAAGGTGGCACAAGGAGTTCAAAGTCTTATTCCATTGTTCAGTTACTGATTGAGATAGCCTACAACAATCCAAAGACTAGGATTTCAATTGTATCGCATTCCCTTCCACATATCAAGCGTGGAGTTTATAGAGATTTTAAAAGCATAATGGAGAATTGGGGTTTATGGTCAGATAATGACTTTAGCTTTTCCGATTTTATATACACTTATCCAAATGGGTCTTACATTGAACTGTTTGGATTAGAAGATGAAAGCAAAGCAAGAGGACCAGCAAGGGATGTGCTATTTATCAACGAAGCCAACTTAATCAAAAGAACTTTATACGACCAATTACTAATGAGAACCACAGGCAAGGTGTTTCTTGATTGGAATCCTGCCGACTTTGTTAATTGGGTTTACGAAATAGCTGACAATCCTGAAAACAAACGCATTCATTCTACCTACTTAAACAACCTGCCTAACCTATCCGAATCACAAATAAAAAACATTGAACAGTATAAAAACCTACCTGATGATTTTATGTGGAAGGTTTACGGACTTGGAGAACGAGGTGCAGCAAAAGAACTTATTTACACTCAATGGAAACAATACGACACTGCACCTGAAGGCGATGTATTCTATGGGCTTGACTTTGGATATGTGCATCCAGCTGCATTAATAAAGGTTACCCATCACGAAGGCGAAAACTTCTTTGAGGAAATCATTTATCAAAGTGGGCTTACATTATCCGACCTAACAAGATTGATAAAAGAGAAAGTACCTGAACGAGCAACCATCTACGCAGATGCAGCAGAACCCAAATCAATAGAGGAACTTTACCGACAAGGATTTAACATTAAACCTGCTCAAAAAGATGTATGGGCAGGGATAGTTAAAATGAAATCTTATCCTATAAACATTCACTTCCATAGTCAAAATCTTAAAAGGGAATTTATGTCCTACAAATGGAAAAAGGATAAAAACGATAATGTAATTGAAGAACCTGTTAAAGCAAATGATGATGCTTTAGATGCTTCACGATACGCAGTATTTACTCACTTGACAAAACCTAAATTTGCGGTAAGTGTATTTTAACTTAAATTTCTTTAACTTTGTTTAAATTCTAATAATATGGGTTTATTTGACATCTTCACTAAAAAGAAGATTAACACACTATTTCCAACAATTCCGATGAACTCCCAAATAGCAATTGAAAGGGGTATAGTTACTTGGCAAGGAGCAGACCAAAGAAGTTTTGTTGATGATGGATATGTAGCAAACGATATAGTTTACTCAATCATTAAACTAATTACCGACAAAGCTAAAATTGCACCATTCCACGTTTATAAGGTTGTAGATGAAAAGGCTGCAAAGAAATACAAATCTTTAGCTGCACAAAAAGACATCAACCTAAAAGAACTAGAGACATTACATAAAAAGGCATACGAACTTTACACAGGAGACCAACGCTTAAACGAGTTGCTTAAATATCCTAATGAAGAAGATTGCTGGAGTGATTTGGTTGAACAATGGTGCGGTTTTAAATTGATAACAGGTAATTCTTTTATTTATGGCAAACTTATTGAAGCAGGAAACAATCAAGGTAAACCATTTGAACTATTTGCTTTACCTAGTCAGTTTATGGCTATCATTGCAAATATCAATGTGTTCCCCCCAACACGAGCTGGGTATCAACTTTATTACGGACAAATGTGGTCATTTGATACAAAAGAAATCTTACACGATAAATACTTCAATCCACAATGGGGAGTTACAGGTGGTCAATTGTACGGACAATCACCGCTACGAGCAGCAGCAAAGAACTTAACAAGAAGTAACGAAGCTAAAACCGCTGCCGTTGCATCCTTCCAAAATGGTGGACCTGCTGGAGTTTTATTTATGAACGATGAACGCTTTGACCCTACAAGTGGTCAAGCACAGGCACAAGCACTTAAAA